ATATTGGCCGTGTTTCTAACACCGTTACGTATGAACGTAAGGTTAGATATCGTGCATCTCCTTTCGGGTTTGGTCTGACCTTCGCGGATTTGACTCCGTATCAACAGGCCATTCTCCTTGCACTCGGCGTTAGCCGAATTTAAGGACACCCTAGTATGAAAGTCATACATAGGGACACCTCTCTGGGTATTCAGCCCAGAGTACACCTATTTGAAAGGATAATGCTATGGCATTCTCGGACCCTCAGACCGTCACCATTGCTGGAACTGCGAACACTCTTGCTCGCACTAGCACTGGTGAGAACACTTCGACTTACTCCTCGGCTGACGGCAACGTTAAGCTGCGCATTAGTCACTCTTACGGACGTCGTAATCGCCGCCTTGTGCGGCTCGATGTCACGAAGGTGGCTGCTGACCCGTTTATGACGGGCGTCAACCAGGAGTATTCGGAGTCCATTCAGCTCGTAATCGATAGCCCCAAGGTGGGGTTCACGGTTACTGAGATTAAGGATGCAGTGGCGGGCCTTGCGGCCTTCCTTACTGCTTCCACGAATGCGGCCACCGTCAAGATTGTTGGCGGCGAATCGTAGGCTGAAAACCTACGATTGGGTCTTCCGAGGTGGTGTAGCAGGGATTCCTTTACCCCGTATTTAGCGAGGAATGGATGAAAAGCCTGCTATTGTTCTTTCAAAAGTTGCTTGAAGATTCAGGCAACAGATGTGGCACTAGCACCCACAGAGACTACGAAACCGTAGTCTCTAGAACTGAAGACGAGGGTATGTCGTTTCTGACTATTACCCTTACGAACTTTGGTAAGGACTTTGAAAGAAGTCTTGACCAGGGTTTCGTAGATCCATCTGCCTTTAGAGGTTTCTCAAAGGCAGGGGAGCTCCCCCGTTTATTCGGAGGTTTTCTCGATCTGATCTTCAGTCGTGGTGATGGTAGATTGCTGGACAATCCCTCGGTAGACGCAATTCATGCTTTGCGCCAGCTCACGCTGGTGTTTGGCAAGATTAACCTGGAGTGTTCTAATGAACGAATCAAGGCCGCGCTATCGAAGTTCATCCAGTGTGAGTCAGAAGTCCGTGGCGTGGATCGCCGTCTTAGCCCTAGCGATAAGCTGGACTACAGGCGTGTTGCTCGCCTCCTCTGGGACGATTTCCTTTCCGATCTTGAGCGTAAGCTCTACGGAGGAGAATTAGTACCCAGGCACGGGCCCGGAGCCACAGCTGAGCGTATTCATGGCAACATGAAATACAATCAGTATGAGTGGACCGAGCGTCTAGAAGCAGTATTCCCTTGGATAGAGAATGCTGCCGCTAGCTGGAGTCAGTATACTGAACTCCACCGTGTGGACTTCCGCGAACCTGGACGTGAACGACCCGTAAGGGTTATTCATGTTCCTAAGACGCTGAAAACACCGCGAATCATCGCCATTGAGCCGTG